TTCATTTTTTAGCTACACCTGACTTCTTTTCGTAGGAGCGCATTGCGCCCATGCCTAGCATACCCATTAACACTGGCGTTAACAGTGACACATCAACTTCTGGGACTTCAAACCATATTCCAAGTATTTGCGCTATTATGACATTGTATAATAATCCAAGACCACATATCCAACCGACAAATGGTCTCCAACCACCAATAAATAGTGAGCCTGTTTGAGCTTCTGCCTTGTTGACTTCTAGCTGACCCTTGGCTAACTCCTGTGCGTGTCTCTCAGACATTGTGGCTATCTCGTGTGCCAACTTAGCCGCTTGGTCTTTGTCTGTGATTACCTTGTCTAGCAATCCTGTAATTGGAGATATTAGCTTACTTAACATATCATTTCCTTATTTTAGTGGGTTCTTGACAGCCTCGTCAAAAGCCTCCCACAAGTCCTCTATTTCGGTATTATACTTGTCTAGCTTGTCACCCAAGCCATTAGTTATTGTTTCAGACTTCTCAACTTTACTACGCAAGTCAAGTAATTCTTTCTGCTGTTCTAAGATAGTCTCCATTTGAGTGCTTATTTCGCTCAGTTTTGGCGCAAGACCTCTAACGTCATTATCCTGCATGGCTTGCTCTAACGACTGTGTACGGCTCTGTATTGCGGTCAGACTGCCCCTTAATTCACCTATATCAGATGAGTATTCGCCATTGCTATCCTCGACTATCTCAAAACGCTTTATTGCGTCATAGCCAAAGTATATTGCACCGCTAATACCAGATAATACTGGTAATGCCAGAGTAAGCCATACCGCCTTTAGTCCACTTAAACTCACTTCGCTCATTGCATATACATCGTATTGTTATAAATATCATCTGCACTTACCATCTTTTTCTGGAAGAAGCCAGAGAATGACATGTACAAGTCATTGTCGTAACTAATCACAAACTTGTCAATATCCTGAGTATATTCAATGGCACTGTAAGAAGCCACCGCAATATTGTTTTGTGCTGAATAGTTGTCAACGGCTGACGTAATACTGTCATCCTGTGCGGCACTTAAAAACGCACCCGCTTGCTGTGCAAACTTCTCAACATCATTTAGTGCTGTATTATAGTTATTAACGTCAGTCTCAGTGATTGTCATGTCGGTCTGCGCTAGTGCTTGCTGTACCTGTAATTGCTCCTGAGTAGTATCCGCATTAACGGCTAACTCTGCAACTACACTAACTGTAGATAGCTTGGTTGTTGCGCCCATCAAGTCATCAATAGCCATGTGCATATTGTCGATTGCCTCGTTATGCTTTTCCTCAAAGACATCCTTGGCGGTAAGGTAACTTGTGTTCAAGACTGTCTGAATTGCGTTATTATACTGCACGACCATAGTCTCACTAATCATAGCCTCGTTGCTAATGCCTGTCTCAACAATATTACCCTGATGGGCATGCATATCGACTGTCCACGCATGATTAGATAATTCTAACTTCTGGCGTATTGCGTCTGCCGCATTATACAGATTAGCGACTGTTTCGTCTGCGTGTGCGGCTTGACCTAAAACGCTCAGAAACACTGCGGGTATCACTAGCTTTTTCAACATCGTCTAATTCCTTACCTATTCTTAATAGTTTGTTCCAGAATTTCTTTTCTTTTCTATACCCAATTATATATTCTCTTGGGTTACTCCGCATCATTTCAAATGCCTCACGACCTACTAATAACTTACCCTTATCGACATCCATGACGGGGCATGGCGTATTCGCTAATGCCATAGCCTTGAACACTGCCGCATTGCCGCACATGACAGATATACCAGAAACTTGTAATCCCATACCACCTATCTGCTGTGGTGTCCCCAATAATCGTGCATCCTTACGTCTGTTGCACTCATCGTCTTGTTCCATACCACCAAAGCTAAAACCAAACAGACTCACCTGTATGCCGCCTGTCTTTGGTATTAAGCAGCTATCCTGACCGCCACCGCCTATTACTGTTGGGGATATTGCGGAAGGTGGTGGCTGTGAGCCGGGGCTACTTCCTGCTCCATTATAGTTAATAGTCTCTTGTGTGTTATTACTATCAACTGTAGCATCACTGATATTGGTGTTGGTGTTTAAATCCCCGGTAACATCCTGTGCTACTGCTGTGTCTGACAATCCAATACCAATTGATATTCCTGTAAGCCACACAATAGTTCTAAGGCAGCTTCTTTTTCTCCTAGAGTGTATAGTAACTCTGCGTTCATATTTGTTTGGCATTGGGGGTCGGCCTTGGGGCATGAGCGAGTATACGTTGGGCTACTACACCCGCTCAGTATTATTATTAAGATAAGAAACTTTATTTCTTTTTCTTTCGGTTATCTACAGATGAAAGTAAAAGTCCACCCTGACGATAGTCCATATTACCCATACGAGACTTCGTTACCATGCCGCCTTTGTTTAACTTTGTAGGTGGCTTTGGTTTATCCTTAGATACACGAGACTCTGCTTTTTTAATTTCCTTGCTATTTCTTTGTAGCTTTGTATTATATAAGTCGCCTCTCCAAGTAAATGTTTTTTCTTCATTACGCCTAGCGTTAGCAAATGCAGTATCAAAAGATTTTTTATCTTTACTTGAAAGAGCTTCATAGGCTGCTACACCACCAAACGCAACCGCTGCTAACTTTCCCGCACCCTTAAACTGATTAAGATTTTTTTCTTTCTGAACATTGTCTTTACCCATAACAGAAAATACCTTTCCGTCTTTATCACTCCTACGAGCATTGGGAGAGCTTGGCTTACCGTCTATATTCTTTCCCTTTCCTACGTCTGCATTGACAAGCTTTGCGGCTCTGCCTCTAACACTATTTACTGCTTCAGTAGCTTTCTTTTTATTTTTTGCTGCTCCTTTACCCAATACTTTACCAAGTACTTTATTTCCCAGAGTTCCAAGTGACATTTTTTATTTCCTTATTAATTATATAGATATTACCACTTAACCTTATGGGACCAGTATTTTGCTGATAGCTTAGTGGTTGGTTTTCCTTGTGCATTATGTCTAGCATAATATGATTTACGTCTTGCTTTATCTTTGGCGGTTGTGGGGGACTTACCTGCACCACTCACCCCTTGTTGTCCAAACCTTATAAACTTATAAGTGTCACCCTCTTTTGCCATCACTGCATGTGACTTCTTAGGATGCTTCGGAGTACGCTTGGGTTTGTTTACGCCTGCAAGACCTTCGGCCTTCATTTTATTCTTTACACGTTCAGGTATCTTTGCCATCTGTCTTTACTTCCATTGTATATGTACTCGTAGACCTTTTCATTGGGACATACGAGGTGGCACATGCACACTTACGTTTAGTTCTCTTAGTTATCTTATCTGATAAACGTACAACCATATCTCCCCCGGTATGCGTAAACATAAATGGGAATACGGCATGTATTGTAGTTACGATAACTGTTACTAATAGAGTAGCTACGTACTTCAAGGCTTCATACAAGTGCTTCCAGTAAGACTCACCTAAAGATGCAGGATGTTCTGTAAACACAAGCTTAACATAATCATATGCTAGCTTAAGTAACTCCATCTCTCTGTCCCACCACTGTTTAATTACTTGCTTCATTAGCCTGAGACTTTCCAATTGTACGATTTTCTTCTGACCATCCCTCAGCTAACATAGCTTCTTCTACATGCTGTAACGTAAAAGGCTTACCGTAGTATGCTTCTACAGCAGCCTTTACATAAAATACATCACTATGGGGAATATGAATACGACTAAGAGTATTAGTACGAATAGCTTCGTAGAATGTATCTAAGATATTACCTTTATAGTCTGCATATAGTTTTACTGATTTCTTTAACATTGTCAAGTACTCTTTACTAAATTATTTTATATACGTAAATATACTTATACTATATCACTAAAAGTGTCTTAGTAAAGTATTTTTATAATTAGTAGGTGAAGGGAAAGTATAACTGTGTCACTTTTAGTGTGTGTGTGTGTTATATAAGTAATTATACCATACTTCAAAAACCATGTCAATACACAAAATGCAAGCCCGGTAATAATACATACATTCTTCGGTATAACATATCTATAACCGAATAATCTTTTGTATACACCAAACAATCTTCGGTATCTCTTAACCTATTGAAAAATAAGGATAAAGTGCCGGTGATTACACTATATATATATAGAGAAACTGTTGTGTTATCAGTTACCATTCATTTGGAGTGATTGTTGGTTATGGTTTTTAACATATCCCATGTTGCAGCATGGCGGAGCATATACCCACTACCTAAAAGTGTTGCATTTATATCACACATTACTTTAATCACGTTTTAAAGGGGCACCAGTTAATGAAATAGGTTTTCGGGTAGTCCACATCATATTTTTTCATTCCGCAAATTGCGTTGTAAAAATGTCACAGTCAAATAAAAAATAATTAATCTGCACAAACACCAATAAAAATTTTTTATGTTATATATAATGAGTAGCATAATATAGTGTTGCAATTATGTCACAGTTTAAGATTAATTGCATTTTATTTCACCTTATTTCATTTTTATTGTTGATGTTATGTAGAAACTGTGATTTAACGAAAATACCGCAAGGGGGCGTTAGCCCTGCAACAATTTTTTTTAAGGATACATGACTATGACAAAGCAAGTGAAACTAAGAGATGTTAAAATTGGAACACTAGTAAAACGCAAATTATCAAGCGATAATGTTTTTATTCGAAATCACTTCAACCGTAAAAATGAATTTCATTCTGCATCAATATCTTGTACAGATTGGTTTGATGTAAACCGTGAAGTGTTTCTAAATCCTAATACATTAGTATTTATCGACTTTAATTTTTAATATAAGGACAAAATAACATGAATATCAAAAACATATTAGCAGTTTATGACACGGCAACACCCGAAGAAATTAGAGAGGGTGTAGTTTGGTATGCCACCGCTCTTGCCGAATGTAAAAGAATATCAATTGACTATAACGTGCCCTTAAATACTGTAGTTGGTGTCGTTGCGGCCTTATCGCCCAACAATAAATGGTCTAGAAATATCGTCAACGCCCATGATATGGTGGAAGCATATGTCAACGGGGATAGTATTGAAAGCTTCAAGGTTTCAACATATACAAAGATGAAAGAAAAGGCGTGGTCAATCCTTGCATATGGTACATCTAGTGATGCAGAAATTATTAAGATACTTAAAGGACAAAAGATTATTAGTTTCTTTGAAAACATCATGGGTTATGATGGATGTACCATTGATGGACATGCCAGAAACATCGCCTATAATGAAAGAATAGGTTTAACGGGCTCCCTCTATATTGGCAAAAAAGAATACAAGTCTCTTCAAGAAATGTATGTAAAAGCCGCAAGTCAAAGAACCACGAACGGCAGACCATTAAAGGCCTTTGAAATGCAGGCTGTAACATGGGTTGCATGGAGGCGTATTCATAATATAACTTAAATTAATTTTATAAATTGACCATTGATTAAAATTAAATTGGTGGTCAATAATAAGATTAAGACAATCTTAAAACTGGCAATAATGCCACACCAAAATAAAGGACAATATAAAATGAAATATCAACCAACACTTAACATATGGAATCCTCAAATCCACGATGACGTACTTTCAGGCAAGCTCAAGTTACAGCGTGGGCAATGGTTGCGATGCGGTAACAGCAACAAACCCTGTCGATTTGTGGGCGTAGATATAGGGCGTTCAATTGATGTTGTTCATTGGCAAGGCAACGCTAAAGACACCAATTCACTATTCATGAACCGTTGTTTACCTTGCATCACTATACCAAATAAGGAGATATAAAATGTCAAACGAATTACCTGTGAAAGTATACTTTGAACAAGGATGCTATGCAGAATTGATAGCAACATTTCAAAGCGAAGAATTGTATATGCTTGCAGTCCCTGCGCTAGAAGCATACGCAAAAGAAAATAATTTAATCTTAACCGAAAGTATAGACGATGAATAATCAATTTAAAAAATTTGAAGTAACACTTAAAGGCCGTTCACGCCATGGAAAAAATCGTGTCAACGAACATGGGAATAAGTGGCAGTGTATCGAGGAAAGAAACGGGCATCTGTTGCTAGTGAACGGGGATAAAGAAGACCAGAACACAGATATGAGATGGATAATGAAACAAGGGGATATTAATTTTGAGGTGATATTCGATGCATAAACACTACGATGAGACAATAATCTTTCAAAAGATTAGCGTAAAGCGTGGGCATAAAAAGCCCGCAAAGTATAATGATGACTGGAAGCGTGGCCGCAAGGCCATGCGGAAAGCAAAAGAACAGTTACAACAAATTAATTGTTATAACATGGCATAAATAAAGGGATGTGATAAGGCATAAAATTAATTTAAATAAAATGCTTGACGCATAAATGAACATCGTGCTACGTGTTAATAACAATAGCAAATAACAAATAATTAAATAAAGGACTAAATAAGATGACTATTTTTAATACAATCAAAAAACTTTTCCCAAGCAATCCAACAGGCTTTACCCGTTCCACAGGTATGACAGGACAGGTGATTGCGTCACCTCAATTGCAAGGCAAGCTTGAGCGTGTAGAGAAGCTATATAAACAGGTGCATGGCGTACCACTAGGACGTTACAAATTGTACGAACTAACACTGCCCCTTGCTCGTGAAAGTAAAGCCGATGAAGGCGGTTACATTCAGTATGATGCACAGGCTGTAGCAGGTAAGCTATTGGACGCTATGGAAAAGGCGTTGAGACAGGCCGTTCGTAATGATGCCCATGAAGTGAGCTTAGTCATTAACAACTTTAGAATTGATAATCTTAGAGAGCTTGCCCGTAAAAGCCGTGGTAAAGCTAAGAAAAATGTAGCATAGAAAGGAACCAGACATGACCGTAAAAGAATTACAACAATTAACATTTATCATATGCGATAATCTGCGTGTAGATTTGGATGTGTTAGTTGACAAGCCCGTTCGCAAAGGCGACTTAGCAAGCGCACTATTAGATGAATGCATCCAAGAACTTGAAAAGATTAGAAAGGAAATATAAAATGACTGACACATTTAAAGATATACCCGTAATGCCTACGACACATCATAAGATGTATAACCTAGGCAATGAGTGGAACAGTGTACTACGCCTAGCCCAAGAACAGTACAAGGCTGAGAGTAAAGAAGTAGGCCTTAACATAGTAAGGTCATGGAATGGATTACCTGAAGAGGCAGTGGAATGGTTCTGTAAACAGGATGCCCTGCCTATTGAAGATGGAAATGTGGTAATCTATTGGCCACCACTGAATGAGGAGACAGCATAATGGAATTGATTATCAAACAATTGACGCAAGGCGGACGTTCACTAGCAGGGGGCTTAATAGTCACACTGCTAGGGGCACTGGCACTAGCCTTATTTTTAGTATCACTAATACTAATAGTACTAGGTGGCGGAAGCTTAATTTAAAAAGGAGAATATAATATGTATTGGCAAGTAGGAATGAAAATAAATGCAGAGCGTGGGCAGACTACTGTTCACCCTGCTTCACTTGAAGCGAGCGAATGGGATAGTGCGGTTGAGTATGCCCTTGAGATGGCAAGGGTAGCACATCCAGATGCACACATTGAACTTGAATATGTAAAGGAGTACGACTGATGAGTAAAGAATTGTATAATATGTATAGCCCTTGGAATCAAAACGACCCTGAGTACGGAGATGATATCTACCTAAGTGATGGCGTATACGTCACCGCTGAAGGTGAGGTATATAATACTAAGGTTGATACCTACGAGTATTGTAAGGAGTGTGCCTGCATCCTACGGTGGGATGAGTCAGAGACTTTATGTAAATCATGTGAAACAAGAAAGGAATAAAGCTAATGTTTTTAGTTACGGTTGATGAAAGAAATGGTGAGTTTGAATACACCCACCACATGCTACTACCAACAGTAGACGGTATCAGTGACAAGGAGTTGATAGAAGATTTCTATGGGGAGGGTAGTACTAAGGCATGGGAAGCCCCTAAAGGTTTCTATTGGGTATTTGGGGAAGTGTTAGCCCGTGTCCAGAGTATCAAACCCCTGACGGACGATGAAGCCGCAACACTTATTAAATTTATATGAAGGAGTACGACTAATGCGAGAGAGCTTTACAGCAGATAGCAAAATTAAAATCGTAAACTGTGCACGTGACGTAGTGTACAACGTATCCGCCATGACAGGTGTATATGAAAGTACCACACAACGTAAGCTTGAGACTAGCCTAGTGGCCTTAATTGAAGCCGTGATAGACGACAGAATAGGAGTATTAAATGACGATATTGCATAGCATATATTTACTTGAAGTAATGATACTACTAGCTATAGTAGTGCTAACAATAATAATCTGGAGAATGAAATAATGAATAGATTCTTAGTAGACCATCACCCCGATGCCATAGCAAAGGCATTGTGTGACCAACACATTGTAAAGATGCCATTAGAGGAAGCACAGATGCTATGCACTAGCCTGCATCATCATGCCCCTGAGTATGCAAAGAAGCACGACTTGTATAAGGCAGTACACCAGAAGCATCCCTGCACCCTGTGGGCTATGGAAACAAGGGCGAACTATTCGTTTGCTTTAAATCTGTACCGGTCAATGTTAAGAGAGTACACTAAACGGTATGCCAAGCAACACGGGGCAGGCAAGCACTATTGGGCATTGCGTGAAGGGATGCGTTATATACCTGATGGTGACCTTACACCACACCCACAGTGCTTTAGTGGGCATGATGACTTAAAAACAAATGAGTTCTGGCCTATCAAAGCTTACCGGTCATTCTACATAGTAGATAAAAGTAGATTTGCTAGGTGGACAAAGGGCAGAGATATGCCAGAGTGGATGCAGTCATCATGTTAGTAGAAGCAATAACATGTCTAGCCATGAACGTGTACCATGAAGCCCGTGACCAATCTCTTATAGGTCAGGTGGCTGTGGCTCAGGTAGTGATGAACAGAGTGAAGGACAGCAGGTTTCCTAACTCGATATGTGAGGTGGTCAAACAAGGCCAAACCTATGCATGGAACCCTGCTATTCCAATCAAGCACCGATGTCAATTTAGTTGGTACTGTGATGGTAAGCCTGACACCATATCTAATCCAGATGCGTGGGAAACTTCCATGGTCGTGGCGAATTATGTTTATAATAATAATAATAAACTACATAATTTAGTAGAAGGTGCGACACACTACCATGCACACTATGTACTGCCTGCATGGGCATCTAGTAAGACGTTGGTCACAAGAATAAATGACCACATTTTTTATCGGTGGGAAAAATAGTGCTTGACACTACCGATAATAGCAATTAGTATACAACACAATATCAGTTGTCTAGATAATCTAGCAACACAACCCCAACCGAAAGGAACTTTAAATATGTTATACAACAAACAACCATTAAGCGAACTACTACCTACTGACCTTGACTTTGCAGTAGAATTTGAACCAACCAAAGTACAGGATAAGAAGTACGTTATCAACGGTGAGACAGGCGAGTACTTAGGTGTAGTCGGTGAATCATTTAACTGTGCCAACCATACCGACTTCTTCGGTGGTGTTTACGACACAGTGACTGAGCATCTTGATGATGATGCCTGCAAGGACATGAAGGTCAAATGGAATGTAGCCAAGCATAATGCATGGGCTATGATGGACATTACTTTACCTAACGTGACTGCTCTTATTGAGAATGATAAGCACAGCACTGAGGTAGGACAGCGTATCATTGCCTTGCATGGTATTGATGGTTCATGTTCTAACCAAACATACTTCGGTGCAATTGATTTCTTCTGCACTAACGGTATGATTAGAGGTGAGCATGACAAGGTACGTAGGAAGAACACAAGTAACTTCAGCATGGACAGGTTCATCAATGACCTAACCCATAGCCAACAGTCTTTCTATGCACAGTCAGAGCAACTTCAGCAGTGGGCTATCAAGCCATTGTTTATAGCAGATGTAAAGTCTATGCTTGAGACATTGCTTAAGTCAGACCGTACCGTTGAGAAGATGATGGGTCTGTACCATCAGGAGACAGCAGTACGTGGTCAGAATGTGTGGGCATTGTACAGTGCGTTCACCAACTTTGCTACCTATGCTGATGAACGTAATGGTTTCAGTCTACGTAATACCGGTAAAGATACTGAGGCTATCTCAATGTTTACTCGTGAACAGAAAGTTTCACAGTGGATAGACAGTGCCCCATTCAAGCAATTGATTGCGGCATAATAGAAATCTTCGGGTAATGGGTAGCTGTTTTAATATGAGAGATGGCTACCCCATTCCCCTATACTCAGTAGGAACTCTGAGTACACAGATAATTGAAAAGGAAATATGAATGACTAAGACATATAAATTTACTAAGAAGACATATGAATTGACTAAGAAGCAATTGATAGACAATATAATTTCGTTGCCAATTATGTGGGCATCGACTGCTAATATAAACGATGATAACGACATTGAAATGGATGCCTATATTGACTGTACAGAGACGCTGACTTTGATGGTATTGAAATGTCCCATTGATATTGGCTTTGACTTTGTTATGGTCATTGACCCTGCGAAAGAGTACACACAACGGACAGGGTGGATGGTGATGTCCGATGTAGAGGCATGGAATATTGAAAAGGAGAACTTAAATGACTAAGGTATATGAAGTAACAAGAAGCTACACAACATGTGACGTACATGTCGTTAAAGCTAACAACGAAGAAGAAGCAAAAAAGAAAGTGGTTGTACTAGGGGAGTACATTACTCACAAGAGTTATGATAGTGATTACGATGACGAGGTGTCCGTTTGGGAAGTAACAGACAGTGAACTATGGAAGGATGTATAAAATGACTGATGTACCTTATATAAGAAAAGAACTTAACACGCTTGAAATAGGCGTACTAAAATTGGTAAGCAAATATTGGAATGGTCATAGCTA